TCATCGGTGGTGCTTGGCATCTAGAAATCCGCCGTGTACTCGGGTTGTGCGCCTACAGGAGTCTCAGTGTTAGCCGCACCCAAGAGCGTCACAATATCCGATTGCTCATACTTAACATTAGTACGCAACCACTTGAACGTGTCGGAAGGGCGCAACGTATAGTTGTCCGTGCCAATCCTATTGTACGCCATGGTAATAGTGCTACCATTGGTTGGACCAAGGTTGCTGCCCTGAGCTACCGTAAACTCCTGCCAGTCTGAGATGACAGGACCTAGCGCGGCGTATTCAAACGTAACGGCGGTACTGCTCAAAGGAGAGACGAACACACCATCTTGCCAAATGAACTCGCTATGGATAGATTGCCGTGCTTCATCAGGTCGGTTAACTGTAATCAATCTCAAATTCAAGTCCACCGCGTCAGGACACTTGACCTGAACCTGCAACACAAAGCGTTCCGTCCCCGTGTAGTTGAGGTCGATGCCAACCGTATTGTCTACGATAGAGTTCTTATTGACGTTAGGTACAGAGGGCTGAGACGCATTGCTGATAGGCCCGGTAATGACACTTGTGCCTGTAGGCGTATCGGGATACGTAGTCGTAATGGTGGCTTCATCACCATTAGCGGCCTCAATGATGTTGTAATTGATAGCCACATCGCCAGTGATATTGCCGAGGTTGACGCAGAAACTCTGTTGAGCCGGAGTAAGCAGGAACGTCTGCACCGTATTGCACTCGATGCAATCCTCCTGACCGGGTAGGAAGACATCGTTACTTGCTAACACGTACTCGTTCATATACGGGTCGTACCCCCCAAGCTTCTGCGTGTTGAAGTTGGAAATGAACTCATCGCGGAACCAGCTCCGCATACCGTTCTCACTGATGACCGTAAGCTGCTCGTTCTGCCCATCGCCATAGAGGTGGATGACAGAGCCACGCTTGGCATCGGTAAAGAACTTATGCGGTCCCCACTCAGCAAAGCTCTCGGGGTTGTTGCTAATACCGAAGTCTTCCACTCGGGCCACCTGTGTGCCCAATACCTCAGGCACAGACGTAACCACGCTGGCGCCAGTAGCGTCGGTAAGCAGATTCTTGCCCGCCAAGACGTAGCTAATCTTATCCTCCTGTAACGTAAGGATATCGGTACGCCTTCCGAACAGCTTCTCTACAGGGCCATAGCTGTCCTCCAGCGGCTTGAAGTTGAGCAGACCAAGGTTGAACTCGTTGAGCTTGTTGATGTTGGTCTCGTCGTTGATGACGCCGCTATATGTCAAGTCAGCAAAGCGTCGCACCTCAGAGAACCGCTCGTCGCTGGTCGTGGTAACGCGGTTGCCCAAGGTGATGGGCTTGCCACTAATCGAGTCACGAATCTTATAGCTCTCGACACCATTACCAAAGCTGATGCAGTTGAAGAACGCCGTGTCGCTGATACCAGACTGACCAGTGGCGTTAATCTGATTCTGTACGTTGCCGTAGTGATTGCCAAACGGGTCAACAACATACGATGCACTCGACTCATACCACAGGTCGGGCAAAGCTGGCTGTGGCTCCGTTTCGAAAACGACAACATCAGTAGCCCGTGTGATGGAAAGACTTGCTTTAACCCTAGACCTACGGTTGGGGCTGTTACCCCCGCTTACACCACCGCATTTTTCAGAGCCGTATATGATGAGCCATGGGCCGCCCGCAAGGCCCGGGTCGTACCATGCCATCTGACCTTCAGCAGGGGTAATTCCAAAGCCCGGTGAGCCGGTAGTGGACAATGGCTGAACCGTCATCTCCGGTGGATTTCCGTTGGGGTCTCCGGTAAATCCTTCCGCTGCCTCGATAGTGGCAATCACGTCGTTTGCAATTCCTGACGGTCCGGTAGCGCCGTAAAACCAGTCCATAATAGAGACGTAGTCCTGCTCCACCTCCCACGTGTGGTCGAAGTCGAGGGTACGCTTATCGCACGAACCCGTTCCGTCGCCTCGGCCCTGACGGGTAAGGCTGAACGTAAGACGGATGCGGCTCCCTGCGGGTACAGGATTGAGGACACTAGAAGTTTTGTCGTTGAACTTGTATACGAGTACAGGGTAATCGCCGGGGTCGCCAACTCCGTTCTCCGTCCTTTGGTCTGCGCCACCGTTTGTTCCTGCCGACTGCTCTCCGGGGGCGGTGTTTGCCTCCGGAGGAGCCGAGTAAGAGAAGTCCGGGTTCATCTTCATATACGTACCCGCAATAGCTGGAATAGGCTCGAGAGGGTCGCTGTTATCCAGCTCACCCACACCGTATGCCTTCTTCTCTAGAACCTCAGCGTAAGTACATGACGTAACCGCACCAGAGGTGTCGCTCTTCACAACGTATCTGTCCCCCTTCTCTACCTTGGCTGCGTTCTCACCTTCGAGCAAGAAGTAAACATCAATTACATCAGGCTGAGGGTCACCCGGGTCGGGCAGCGCAGGCCACACAAAGTTCTGGTTGGTGTAGATGGTTTCGTAATTCTCACTGTCGGGCTTGATGACAAACTTGTATCGAGAAGCCCAAGCCGGAGCCAGCATAAGAGACGGTATCGTAACCCGTATCTGGTTCTGGAAAATGGAGTCGCCACACTCTAGCTCGACCTTATTATTGGGCGCAACAAGGGCCGTACTAGACCGGCCATACTCGTCCATGTATACGATGCCAATCTCATAGACGCGGTTGCTGTGGAGACTCTTAGCAGAGAACGTGGGCTGTGTGTCTACTGCCTCGGCGTCCAATGGCGTTTGAAGCAATGTCGCATTGAACCCAAGCTTGACGTTAAGCCCGTTCAGGTTGCGCATATCGTACCCCTCGAGGTAGTTGCCATAGACAATCCTGTTGCCCATCAAGGTCTGAGCCTTAGCCAACCTAGGAACGTTGTCGTACAGCCGCAGTATCTCACTCTCCGGGAGGATGGTGAAAATCTTTTGCTTGCTGAACTGGATGGTGTAGTCAGAGTTGTCCGTCAAAGCGGAGTCTGCCTTGTCTACCTTCTCAATGACACGGATGATATTGTCATCCATCTCCTTGAACAAGATGTCGATACCCTTCACCAAAGAGTCCCCAGTACGCACCGTAACGTCGCACACCTGCACGGAGTTGACCATGCCCTCGTTGAGGTACGACTCAGTGGTAAAGGCAAACGGTTCGCTCTCAAATACAGGAGCACTGAACATAGACGTTGCTGAGTACTCGTTGTTGGCATACTCCCACCGGTAACCAAAGCACAACAGCCTGTCCTCCATATAGTCTTCCCTAGAGACCACCGCAACAGGTGCTACCACAGGGGCTTCTAAAGGAGGGCGCTTGATAACGAGGATGTCGTTGCCTAAAACACCACTATCCTGAAAAGCCACGGGCTCAGGATAAGCCGTGCCTACATTGATTCGGCGCGGAGGGTTGAAGTCGTCAGTAAAGAACAGCAGCCCGTCAACCAAGTCGATACCCGTAATCAGATACTGCGGGTCGAAGTTCAGCGTGGTATTGCTATTAGTAGGGTCGGAAGCGTCCTCGATACTGACCACATGGTACGTCAGTAGGTCGCTACGCATATTGTACGAAACGATGAGGTCGAGCTTTCCCGTACCACCTTCAGTAAACGCAGGGTCGTGAACGAACCAGTACATGGTCTCGTTGGCACCATCGCTATATGCCCCAAGGCAAGTGGCGGTGGGGCTGAGTGCAGTTCCCGTAGGTGGGTATACCAAATTGGTAAGGCGTGTATTGCCCTTGGTGTTCTCTACCGCTCCAATCTCAGAGTCCTCGGTGGAACCCATCCGAATATTACGGGCATCGATATACTCTCCGTTGGGGACAAGGCGCTCGTCGACGCTCTTGTTCATACGCCCCTTGATGAAGTTCCTTACCAGATTCGCCATTACTTAATCCACTTGTCTCGACCACGCATGTTCATCAGCAAACGACCGGGATGGATATTGCTGACGCGAAGCTTTGCGTTGCGCAGGAGCGCGTTCTTCTTCTTCCTCGCCCGACCCACGATGTACTCTTGTACACCCAACTTAGCGTCAAGGATAGCGTACTGGATGTATGCGTACACATACTCCTCGAAGAGCTTGTTCACGCTAATCTCAGCGTTGTTGCCGCCCTCCATACCATCGCTGACATACTCAAGGATACACAACTCGTCAGCCATATGACTGCTGAAGTTGATGACGCCACCCTTCTTGTTGATGCTGAAAGTAGGATTGGCATTGGCCGTCTCCGTGTTCAGGCCATAGCGGGCACCGATGTTGTAATCGAAATACCAAGAACCATCGCAGCAATACCCGAGCTGACCGTCGAACTGATTGTTTCCGTTGAGGTAGATACTAGGCTTGGTTCCAGTAATACGGTCGAAGTCGATGGTAGAATCCTGAGGGCGTAGCGTAGCCCCCGTCTCGTCAAACAAGATTCGACAGTTGTTGTCTTGCAGATAAGCCGAACTCCAATTCGTCTGGATGTTCTCCGTTAGCGGACGCAAGACACCGTTCTGATACAGAGAGATGCGAACCCAATTGACATAGTCGGGAGGCAGAACAAAGCGCAAGCTGTCACAAACGCTGAGCTCAAGAACCTTAATCTCTTTCAAGGAATCGTAGTTCAACTCTTGGATAGCACGCTTGGCATGGAACAGAATCTTGTACCGCTCCTCGTTATTAACAAGGGAGTGGTTGCCGTTGTACATCAACAGGAAGTTGTTGACGATGTCCTGCAACGAAACGTATTGGTAGCTGCCCCAGTTTGCGTCTTCAGGTCCTTGAGAAGGATTCTCAAAATGACCGTTCTCGTAGTACTGGTAGTCTGTGATATATGCCATTACTGTTCGTTCTGGATTTCTTCAGCGTTAGCGTACTGGAATATGTCGCCCTCTCGAATGCTCATGCCAGCCATCTGCAATATCTTATATACCAACCGGGTCTCATCATCGATAGGAACCTCAAAGTCTTGGTAGTCAGTAGACGACTGATTGAATACAGGCTCTCCGTTAGCCAGTGTGATATACGTCCACTTCGGGTC